CAATTTGAATAATGCAAATAGAAAATTGAAAAAAATAAAAACAGAAATTTGATCCGTTCAACCAAAAATTAAAAATCCTTGGATTTTTTATAATGTAAAAAAAAAAAAAAATAAAGCGTGGGTGGAAATAGATTATGATATAGAACAAAATTCTCTTAGAAAATGGAAAGAAAATATAATAAAAAAATTAAATTATAGATCTTTTGAAGATCTAAGTATGACCCCAGTTCCTAAATTTATACTATCTGCTCATGGTAGAGAAAGTTTTATACATGGTACAAAACGATTAAACAAACCACAGATGATTTTTGAATATGATAACGAAATGAAAACGATTGATAATAAATTTACGAATGAAGTAGATAAATGGATTAAAAAATTTTTAGATATTCACGATAATGAAGAATTTCCAAATATAATTAAATGGTTTATGGATAAAATTTTCACAAAAAATAAAACCTATTTTGAGAGAGTATTGGAATATAAATTTATAAAATATAAATATATAAAATATAAAGTTTATAATGATTTACTTTTTAATAAGTTTGATTCAAGATTTGTTAAAGAACTACATTTAACAAACGAACTACATTCATTGCATGAAACTTATATAAAAAAACGATTAAGTACAAACGATGAAATTTTTGATAATATTTACTTAGAAATATTATTAATGAGTGTATTAATTACTGAATATATTGAATCTGGTAATAATTATGCTAATGAGAGTCGTGATGATTTATTCGGACAATTAGAAAGGATGAAATTCGGTATGTCTAGAAATAAATCAGAATTTATTAAAAAATTTAAGAATGAATTCAACGAGAATATTATTAATATAATTAATAAGAAGAAATTGGGACTCAGAAAATTGTTAAGAGATATTGTTTTATATCCAGGACAAAAAGTAATAATGTTATGTAATGCTGGATGTTCTTTATTTACTTATTCTTTGGGGGACACGTTATTAGAGATAAATAAAGAGCATAATAACGATTATAATAATTTCACTTTTAAAAAAATAATACCAACATGGTATTCTACCAACATTCATATTTTTTGTGTATATGAAAATAGAGTACCTAATATTTCTTTCACGTTTGCTGAGCATTCAGATAGAGTTAACAGAAAAGATAGGGGTTTATTCAAATGCCCTATAAAGGTAAATAGTAGAGAAAAATTATTCGAGTGGGATGAAATAAAGAGAACTGATAGTTCAATTTTAATACCTAAATATTTAAAAAGTTTTAATAAATATACTGGTTTATTAGAAAATTCTTCTAAAGCACATCAGAATTTAGATCAAATAATAAAAGATATTCGTAATAATTTAAAGAGTAAGGAAGCTCCTTTTGTTTTATTTGCTGCGTCTTGTAGATCAGCCGATGATTCAATCATAAAAGCAACAAATGATCCGAATTTGAATAAAGCAACAAATGATCCGAATTTGAATAAAGCAACAAATGATCCGAATTTGAATAAAGGAATATATAAGCAAATAAAGGAATATATAAGCAAATGAAACAAAAATTATTATAAATAAATAATAATTCAGAACGTCTGGTATAATTCAAATGGACTTGTTTTAAAATTTTTATTATTTATCAAATAACCATTTATATTTTTGTCTAATATATTTTTCATCTGATGTATAAAAAGTTTTAAAAAATTTCATATCACTTTCATATTTTAATTCGGAATTAATTTTTAAGCATACACTATAATTTTCATTAGCAATTTGTATTGGTTTATTATCTTTTTGAATAGATACGATTTGGCCTAAAAATTTTTTTTCTGTTTGAATAGAAATATTATTATGTAATTTTCCTTTAATAATTTTAACTCCAAGAATAATAGGACTTTTATTATGATAAATATGTTCATCTAATATTTTCATAAAACAAGGAGCATATAAATTTGAATATTGTTTTGTAATAGAATTGAATATATTTTCAACATAATTTATATATTTACGAAATAATTCATAAATATTTTCTTCTGAAAATATTTCAGGATTATCTTTCATTTTACCAAAAAATAAAGTTTTTTGATAAATTTGATTGTACATATTATCAATTGTATTTTCGGTCTGTTTAGATTTATTGATTAATAAATGTTTTTTTAATATTTGATTTGATAAAATATATTTTTTAACAGATACAGATTGATTTCTAATTTTTAATGTATTAACATAATTTTTGATAGCCATCAATTTAGTATATGTTGGTGCTACAATTACAATTCCTTGATCAGCTACATTAGCATTAATATCTTCTGTATATTTTTTTAATTTTTTCAAATATTTTTCTAATTTAGAAAAATCATTACCAAAATAGAATGGTGTACCTGGCATTGGTATTTGTTTCAATTTATAATAACAAGTCATATCATTTGTATTTTTTACCAAATGTAATTTTGTATCATAAATAAAGTCAAGACTTTCGGTTTGAAGTTTAAGATAATTATCAATATAATGGATAATATCATTTTGTTTAACAGGGATAGAAATAATAGCTTGTGTTAATAAGCCTTTTGAAATAAAGTTTCTATTTTCAATAAAGTAGCCTTTATTATTTTTAAATTTAATAAAAGTACTAATTTGTTGTAAATAATTGAACAGATTATTAATTCCTAATTTTGTTAATGCCGAAATAGGAATTATAGAAATATCAGTTTTAATATTTTTGTTTTTTTTAAAGTGTTCAGAATTGAAACCATTTTCTGATAATTTTAATTTAAAATAATCAATTTGATATTTAATTTGTTTTTTTTCCATAGTATCACATTTGTTTAAAATAACAACAAATGGTTTTTTAATTTCTTTAAGAAATGTTAAATATTTTTTATCAGATTCATTGAATGAATGAATATCTATAAAAAATAAAACAATATGTGACATTTGAACTGTTTGAATTCTCATTTCATTAAAACAATCGTGTCCTGGTGTATCTAAAAAAACAATATTATTACCATAATGATTATATAGATGTGGTATAATATCTTGTGTAATATTTTTTTCTAATTTTTTCGATTTTTTTTTAATATTTTCGCAAAATGTTGATTTACCACTATCTACATTTCCAACAATTGAGCAGAATAAAGACATTTTTTTAGTTAATTTATTGATAAGTAAATATATATTTATTCAATTTTGAATTCAATATTTGAATAAATATATTTATAAAATAATTATGAGTAATTCGTACTATAGAAAACAAGAATATATATTAGTATATACAAGAAAATTTAGATAAACTTAAAATATTAATAATAATTAAATGTTAAATATAATTTATGCTCAATCTGGTGGTATGACACCAGTAATAAATAATACAGCAGCAAGTTTAATAAGAACAGCACAAAAACATTCAGATAGAATAAATAAAATATATGCTGCAAAAAATGGAATAATTGGTTTAATAGAAAATCGAATAATAGATATAACAAATTTAAGTGAAAAAGATTTATCTCTTATTGAAAATACACCAGGTGGTATATTTGGATCTTGTAGATATAAATTAAAAGAAGATGATTATGAAATATATGAAAAAATTTATCATACTTTAAAAGAAAAAAATATAAAATGTATATTTTACAATGGTGGTAATGATTCAGCAGATACATCAAATAAATTATCAAAAATCAAAGAATATTTTGATTATGATTTAATATGTATAGGTATTCCAAAAACAATTGACAATGATTTACCATTTACAGATGTTTGCCCAGGCTTTCCATCATCTGCAAAATATATAGCAATTTCAATGTTAGAAAGTTCAACTGATTTAAAATCCATGTATTTAACATCAACAAATGTAGTTATAATGGAAATTATGGGCAGGCATGCTGGTTGGCTAACAGCTGCTTCTTCAGTATGGAAAAAAAAAGAAAAAGATTCGCCTCATATTTGTTTATTACCAGAAGTTAAATTTGACAAAGATAAATTTTTGGAATTAGTAAAATACTTTAAGAATAAATATGGTTATTGTACAATTGCTGTATCTGAAGGAATTAAAGATAGCAATGGTAATTTTGTAGCTAATAGTAAAAGTGTAGATTCATTTGGACATAAACAATTAGGAGGAATTGGATTTCAATTATCAAATTTAATTACTAATAGTTTAAAATATAAATGCCATTGTATAGTTCCAGATTATTTACAAAGATCTTGTACTCACATTGCTACACCAATTGATATAGAATTAGCGAAAGCTGTTGGTGAAAAAGCAGTAATATATGCTTTAGATGGTAAAACTAATATAATGCCAATGATAAAGAAAATTAATACAAATCCTTATAAATATGAAATAATAGATATAGAATTATCTAAAATTGCTAATATTGAAAAAAAATTACCAAATAATTATATAAATAAAAATGGATATGAAATAACAACTGAATGTAAAAATTATCTAAAACCATTTGTTTTAGATAATAATTTTTCATTATATCAAGACGACGACGGAAAACCAATATATTTTGAATTTGATTAAAAATTATTATATATATATTTTTTTTTTATACGAACAATCAAGACATGATGTGTCAAGTATAAGTGTATTTCCACAACCGAAATTTTTTATGGTCATAAAATCACGATTAACGAATTCATTACAATATTTGCAAATTATATAATCGGTTGGATATTTTTTCCGATAATTTTTGTTACAATTTGATGAACAAAAATTCTTTAATGGATTAATATATTTTATAATTATATCAGAAATATCAAAATTTGGTATTTCTGAATATATATGTTGTAACATAATATTTTTAGTTAATGTTTGCCATTGAACTCTTTCATTACATTGATCACAATAATAAATATGAAAATCAATATATCGTATAATAAAATTTATATCTTTTTCCATCTTATTTATAATAATAACAACAAATTGTTATATTATATAAATTATATATATAAATAATGTCTAAGTTAAAAATTGAGAAGAATTATTGTCATTGTATTCAACAAATAAAAACAAAAAATCCCAAAATAAATCCGTATGCTATTTGCACTGATTCTGTTTATGGTTCGCGAAATAAAATTCGTGACAAAATCGTTAATTGTGATAAACATTATAATTGGACTAATATGACGATAAAAGAATTGAGAGAACATGCCAAAAGTAAAAATTTGAAAATTACAAAAAATGGTAAATATATAAAAAAAAAAATTTTAATAAAACTAATAAAAATTTTTAAATAATTATAACTCTGGTATAAGATCAATATCGATTTGAACGATTTCTTCAAAATTTTTTTTTAAGAATTCATTAATAAAATTATATGCTTTATCTAACAAATCCATATTATGGACAACAATATTAATACTACCACTTCTATAAACGAATAAAGATGGTTGTTTATATCTTTTTTTTTTTTTATCATATTCAGAAAAACACTTTAAGTAAACTCTAACAGGTGAAGACATACAATTATTATAAGTAGTAAAAACATCAGTAATCTCATATGTTTTTTGTAATAAATTGAATAATTTTATTTGTTCAATTTTAAAATTTGTCTGAAAAGTACTATTTATCATATTTATAGTAAGTTCAGAATTATCTTTTGTTCTTATATTTTCAATCGGTTGAATATTAATATATTTTTTTGTTCCTTGTATCAAATGTTTTAATGAAATTGTATTAATTTGTTTAATAATAATATCAAGTATTAATTTGGCTTCTTCTAAACTTCTAGGTCCAGCCATATGAAGTCCCCCATTAGTAAATAATTTGACATTAATTGGTTTTTTATGTTTTGGTAAAATTCCTTTAATACCTAAACTTACTTGATTAGAAAAAGCTTTTCCTTTTCCTCTTTTTCTTTTATCAATTTTTGTAAAACGATCTATTTTTTCTTTTTTAGGTCTTTTTTTCTTTTTTAGAGGTTTATTTCCTCTAATATTATTTCCATTTTCAAGATAAATAATATCTTGATTTGTAGATAAACAGTTATAAATAATATTATTATTTACAAAAGAACCAATAATTCCAGTTATTGTTATAGTAGAAATAACTAATGGTGATGGCGGAACATATTTTCGTTCAATTACATTACAACTATTAATATAATCATCAAATAAATCAGCAGCTTTATCAAAATCAATATCAAATGTATCGCTATAATCCATGTTAATTACTTTACATATAATTAATATTCAATTTTAATATTAAATTTCATTTTATTTCATTTTATTTCATTTTATTTCATTTTATTTCATTTTATTTCATTTTATTTCATTTTATTTCATTTTATTTCATTTTATTTATTATAATATAAAAATCAATTTATTTTATAATAAATTTTACATAATTAAAATTTAGTAGATTTTTACTGGATGGATTTTCTTATAAAAAAAAAATTTTTTTAATTAACTGTAGGTTTAATATATTTTATTTTAATATGTGTTTATAAAGTTAAATATTATTTTCTATATAATTTATATATTTACAATGCAACAAATAGAATTAGATCCGTATGAAATTTTAGAAGTAGATTATGATGCTTCTTTAAACACAATAAGAGAAGCATTTAAAAAACTAGTTATAATACATCATCCAGATAGGGGTGGTAATCCCAAAAATTTTCAAATTATAAAAGGAGCATATTCATATATTTTTAAAGAATTAAAAAAACAAGAAAATCTTCAACAAAGAGAAAAACAAACATATGAAAATTATCAAAAACAACGTTCGCAACAAATAAATCAAGATAAAAAAGAAATAGAAACAGAAACAGAAGAAAGATTTCAACCAATAGTTAATTCAAAAAATTTTGATGTTAATAGTTTTAATACATTGTATTCACGTTATCGTATAGAATCGTCAACTGACCATGGTTATGGTAATGTAATGATAGATAAAATGCAAACACGATTAACAGATGATGCTTTACAAAATACAAAAGTATCAAATTTCGAAAAACGTAAATTAATAATTTTCGAAGAACCAGAATCAATGACATCAACTCAAAATTTTGATAATCTAGGTGAAGATAAATCAAATGATTATACCAGTGGTTTTAATATTAATGATAAAAAACAGAACATATCTTTTACTGATTATATGAGAGCATATTCAGAATGTGATCAAATATCATCAAATACTGAAAATGTAAGAAATACAGACTTTAAATCAGTAGATGAATTAATTCAAAATCGAAGTAATATTTCATACAAAATGTCAAACGAAGATATACAAAAAGAACAATTACGTGGAAAAAAGAAATTATATGAAGAAAAGATGAGAAGATTACGATTACATCAAAAAGAACAAGAAATCGAAAATAAATTTAATGAAAGTCAATCATTTATAAGATATAAATAATTTTGCTTAATAATAAAATATAGTTTATATTTTATGGCCATGAGTTTGGATTATTTTGCTTTTTGTAATATTTCTATGTCTAATATTCATAGTCATAGAAATATTATAAAAACTTGACACAAAAAAAAGTTTTAGCATTCTATTGCTTTGTAAAAAACTCAGCTTAGATATGCTCCACTATAAATGAATTTTATATTCTTCTTTGTGGATTTTGTCTATAAATTTATTATATAATTTATCATTTATTTCACCATCATTAAAAAGATCTTTCAAATATTTTTCACGATTTTTTAAAATTAAATATGATACTTGATTAGTTTCAATTTCAGAAACTAATTTTGGATGATTTGTTTCAATTTGTTTTAAAAATGTAATTCCAATTTTTTCCGATTTATTAGAACAGATTTCAAGTTGTTCAAATATTTGACTATCTTCAATTAAGTCATTTAATTTAGTTAAAACTTCTCTCTGTCCCATTATATAAGCAGCAACAATATTATAATGATGTTTAATATGATACTTTTGAATATATTTACGAAGAAAACATTTAGAAATCATATTATAAATAAATTCTTCAACGCAAGTACTATTAGAAGTAGAACAATATTGTTCAATAGACATTGACCAGTCATAATCTTCAGTATCTAATACATTATCAATCATTTCTATTAATTTTACAACAACATTTTCATAAATCATATGTCTATCAAATAAATTCCAATATTGTTTTTTCAAACATTGTAAGAAAATTTTCTTACTTTCTTTTAATACACATTTACTATCTGTACTATTATCACTACGAACTTCTAATTCAATTTCACTATTATTTTTTTTTGTTAAAAATTGTTCATTAATTTTAACCCAATCAGCTTTTACAAAAAATTCATTTTGCTTCATTTCATATATTAATTCGTCCGATACATTACATAAATGATTTTCAATATTTAAAATACGCTCATCCAATAATAATTCTTGCTTATTTTGTAAATATTTGTTTGTAAAATATTTGACAAAAAAACTATTAATTAATATAGTTAATATCACAATTCCAAACGAATAAAAACAAATTTTGTCTTTAATGTTTTCTGGTAAATCAAATTCTAATTTTACAATTAATGATAATAATAAAGTAATTTCACCCCTTAATCCACTTAAGGCTAATACTACTGTATCAATTCTTGATAAGCCATAACCAACATTTTTAAAACAAAGATACATAAATCCGACCATAACAAATCGTAATATATTTAAAAATATATACAAAAGAATTAGATATCCAATATCAATAGCTTTAATATTATCATATGATACATTCAAAAGTATAATCACACCAGCTAAAACAAAAATTATGTTATTTATAATAGAACTTAAAAATTCCCATAAATGTTCTAAAGTTATTCTGAGATTAGGTGTTGTACCAGTTTTTCCAGTAGAACTTATATATAATCCATGTGATACAATTGATAAAATACCCGATAAATGTAATAAATTTTCTGAAATATAAAAAGTAACGTAACACGATATAATACTTAATGATAATTCAACCGCACTATCATCATAAATTTTTTTAATTATTGTATTAAATAAAAATCCCATAAAAAGACCAAATAAAATACCGCCAAATGTCAATTGACTAAATGTACCTACAATATACGAAGCTGTAATAGTATGTTTGATACCATATTTTAATAATATAAAAACAGTATATGCTGTTCCATCATTAAATAATGATTCACCTTCAATTAAAATCAATAATTTTTTGGATACTCCTAAACTTTTTAAAATATTCACGACAGCAATCGGGTCAGTTGCACTTAAAATACTTCCCAATACAAAACAAGAAATCCAATCAAATGATGTTTCAAATGATTTTACAACTAAACCACAAACAAATGTTGAAAATAATACACCAGGTAATGTTAAAAATAAAAGTTGCCATATATATTTTTTTACAATATGATAATCAATATTAAATGATGATTCATATATTAATGGAGGAACTAATATCATTAACATTACATGAGGATCTGTATGAGACCAACTATTTATAACTTCTTCATGTTCTTTAAAAAATACATATTTTGCTATAATTCCAATAATTAAACCATATACTAAAAGTAAAAAAGAATAAGGAATTTTTGTAATAAATTTGACACCTATATATTTAATTATACAACTTCCAACTATACATAATATAATAAATAACATTGTAATATATTCTTCTTTTTCTTTTTAAATAATAAATATTTTAACTTTTTATTATTTATTCAATTTTAATTTATTGAAATCTTAAATATCCAGTTTTTGGAGAACCTCGTTGAGTTGGTCTAATACCACAATTAGAACCAACGCGAATACCACCAATTGTTCTATCATCTTGATCATCACGAGCATTCATTTGAATAAATGCTGCAGGTGTTGTCCCAAAATTTTCAATTATATCTGAAAATGTTCTTTCAGTGATTCTATCTAAAAATATTGTAATTAAAATTAATATAATAATTAGAGCAATTATAAATATGTGAGAAGCTCTTAGCTTTTTTAAAAATCCCAACATTTAAATTATTTTTATATCATAAACAAAGATATTAAAAATAATTTAATTTAATCGAATCATTATTTATCAAAATTTGGATTAATTTAATCTAATAATTATTTATCAAAAATAAATTCTAAGTGATATTTTGACTCGTAATCAGCAAATTCTTTTAACAGAATATTTTATTTTATAGTAAATAAAAAAATGTTTTATAATTACTTACTACTTTTTTATCAACATTAGTCAATAAGAAGTATAATTACATCATCGGAAATCCACCAAAATACATAAATGCAACGCCCAAAATTACAGCAAGTGCAATAAGTAGTACAATTAAGTAAATAGGAAATTGTTCTTTCTTTTTGGCACTCATTTTAATTTTATTATATAATATACAAATATTTTAAAAAATCTAATTAAATC